GGCGTAAAGGTGGCGGTGGTGGTGGTGGCGGTGGTTCTAGTGAATCTGTTGGGACAATTGGAATTGGTGGAGCGAACGAAAAAGAAGAACTCGCTGGTCTAGCATACCGCGCTGAAAATGATACACAAAGCCTCGCGAACGAAGCAGAAGACATAGAAACAGGGTTGCTCAATTCTGGGCTAGGTGTAAACAGCCCTGATGTTCGTGGCGCAAGGAGTATGCGTGGGAATTTACGGGATGCGAAAGATATCTTTGAGGGTTCTAAAAAAATCAAAGACCTCGGTGAGAAAAGAAAAAAACTAACAAGTGGCTACAAGAAGTTAGAAAGAGCGTTTGTTGCTGCGGATGACTCAGATATTTCAGAGGGTATAAGTAGGGTTATGGCCGACCTTGAACAAGGTCTTGGGCTTGACGCGAGAGATTAAATGTTCGTTATCCTAAAAAAAAATCTAACTGGCTACTCCGTGCTTAAACACGGAACCCATGACCAGCGCACCCATAATCCACATGGTTCTGGAGGCAGGGCTTTACTTGAAAATCTGCCAAAGCAACTTAATTCCGTAAGCCAAGACATTGATACTGTCTTTGGTAAAACAGATAATATCGCAGCAGCAAACGATTTAGCACAGGCGAAGGTAAGTTTATTTTCTGCTCCGAAGGTGGCTGACCCTAAACGCGCAGCACAGTTTCTACAGTCTGCTCGTATCTCAGTAGAAAGTGCCGCAAGAAAGTTAAGTGCTACGAAGGGTAATCTTGCGATTATCCTTACTGACGCATCAGATAGACTTGGTATGTTAAGTCAAGGCTTACTCGGACCAGAAGGCGGTGGCTCTAAATGATTCATCTAAATAGATTCAATGTAAACAAAGCAGAGTCCTGCCCGACAGCAACTCAAGATATTTCAGTTAATCTTAAGAACCGCCAAGATGCTATTGAAAAAGCAGCATACGGACCGCTTAATCCGAAAGAGCCAAACACAGAGTTTTGGGCTGATAAGGCAGACCGCTGGAGCGTTACTATCGCGGAAGCCAAGAAATCAAGATGTGGGAACTGTGTTTTATTTATCCAGACGCCTGAAATGCTGAACTGTATTAAGACTGGGCTGACGGAAGGTAATCGGGAACAAGATGCTTGGGACAGTATTGAAGCAGGAGATTTAGGCTACTGCGAAGCATTTGACTTCAAGTGTGCCGCGAGTAGAACCTGTGATGCTTGGGTTACTGGTGGACCAGTCAAGTAATGGCTAAAGCAAGACCCTGCCCCAAATGTAGTAAATTCTTTAATCCTAAGTTCTTTGGTCAAAAATGGGGCGATACTATTATCTGCTCCGACTGCTGGCTTCGCCAAAAACTGAAAGACGATAAGCAAAACACGCCACCCCGTAATTCATCTGCTACAGGAAACTAGAAGAACCACTCGCTAAAATAACACCTATCGTGTGTTATCATTTGAAGTTAGATAGTACTGCGATTTAGCAATATTATTGAAGAGGAGAACAGATGCCCAAAGCCCGAAAGATGGTTTCCTTGAACATAGAGGAAGCATCAGGCGTAGACCATCCTGCTCACCTTCACGAAGGTTGGTTAGTCATCAAGTCAGATAATCTGACAAGCATGGAAGACCTTCTTTCAGACCTGAACAAAGAAGAAAACAAACCAGATGAAAGTCTGTTCCAGAAAGGGACTGAGGAGGAACCCATGGCCCAAGACGAAAACACAGATGTCATTGACAAAGCGAAAATGATGCCTGAAGATGAAAAAGAAAAAGCAATGCATGAAGATGAGGACAAGAAGAAAATGTCCTACAACGACATGATGAAGAAAATCAAGGAACTTGAAGAAGAACTAGATAAGGCAAACAAGAAACTTGAGAAGATGAAAATTAAAGATGATGAAATGAAGAAAGAAGAGCAAGACATTACTTCACTCATCAAAGAAGCACCAGAGCCAATTCGCAAGGCATTAGAAGAGATGGAAAAGTCTGCTTCAGATGCTAAGAAGCGTGTGGCAGAAATTGAAGAAGTTCTCAAGGCAGAAAGAACTGCTCGCGCAGATGAAGAAGCCATTGAGAAAGCAAAGGCTTGGAGTTATCTAGGTCTTGAGGCAGATAAAGTTGGACCTGCTTTGCGCAAGTTGGCAGAAGTTGATTCTGATTTAGCAAAGTCCGTTCAGGAAGCATTGTCTTCTGTAAACGCACAAGCCGAGTCAGCAAACATCTTTGCCGAAATTGGCAAGTCAGCAAATCCAGCAACAGGCAACGCGTATGACCAACTAACTTCATTGGCTAAGTCAGCAACGGAGGGCAAGAAAGGCGTTACATTTGAACAGGCATTCTCTGAGGCTGTTCTTGCTAACCCAGACCTATACAAGCAATACCTCAGCGAGAAAGGTGCCTAAACATGGCATACGAATTTAGTAATTACTCAGTAAAGGTCACTCTCGTAGCAGGAGGAGACCTTTCAGCACTTCAATACACATTCGTTAAATTAAACTCTTCAGGAGAAGCAGTAGCAGCAGCAGCCGCAACTGATATTCCTATCGGAGTTCTACAGAATGCTCCAACATCAGGACAAGAAGCAGAAGTGCTTATTGTTGGAGGCACAAAGATTGTTGCTGGAGCAGCAATAAGCGAAGGCGCACTTGTAGGAACTTCATCTACAGGTAAGGCAGTGGCTTTAGTCGCTGGAACAGATACAACAAAATATGTTGTTGGAACACTTCTAACAGAGTCAGGAGCCTCTGGCGACATCGTTACAGCAGTCGTCAATTGCGCAAATCCTGGCAGAGCAGCATAAGGAGCGAATAAACCATGCCACAACCATCGATTAATTCCGTCCATGTAGACGCGATTCTTACAAATATATCTGTAGCATATCTACAGAAGCAAGACAATTTCATCGCCGATAAGGTTTTCCCTATCGTTCCAGTTGATAAGAAGTCCGATAAGTTCTTCGTATACACAAAGAACGACTGGTTCCGTGATGAGGCTCAGCGTCGTGCTGATGCCACAGAGTCTGCTGGTAGCGGATATAACCTTTCAACAGGTACTTATTCCGCAGAAGTCTATGCCTTCCATAAGGATGTAGGCGACCAGACAGTTGCTAACGCAGATGCTCCACTTAACCCACTTCGTGAGGCAACAGAGTTCGTAACTCAGCGCCTTCTCCTTCGCCGTGAACTTCAGTTCGTTTCTGATTTCTTCACAACTGGCGTATGGGCCGACGATGTAACTGGTGTTGCTGGTTCTCCATCTTCAGGCGAGACAAAGCAGTGGTCAGATTACACATCATCAGACCCAATTGATGATATTGAAGAGGCAAAGAGCGAAGTGCTTTCTAATACAGGTATGGAGCCAAACACTCTTGTACTTGGATACGAAGTATTCCGTCAATTAAAGAACCACCCAGACCTAGTAGACAGAATCAAGTACACATCAAGTCAGACAATTACACAAGACATGCTTGCTCGTATGTTTGACCTTGACCGTGTTCTTGTCGCTAAGGCAGTTAAGGCAACTAACAAAGAAGGCGCATCCGAGGCATATTCTTATGCTTATGGTAAAGCAGCACTTCTCGCACATGTTGCTCCAAATCCTGGACTTATGACTCCGTCTGCTGGATACCATTTCTCATGGACTGGTGTTTCAGGTGGAATTGGTTCAACAATTGGTGTCAGTTCATTCCGTATGGAATCATTAAAAGCAGAGCGCGTTGAGGCTGAAATGTCATTTGATAACAAAGTTATCGGTGCCGACCTTGGCTACTTCTGGAATACAATTGTCGCTTAGTTAATCAAAACAAGTAGGGGGGATGGACCTTGAAATCCTCCCCCCTCTTTAATAAGGAGAGAAAATGCCACAAGTAAATAGAATTTCACGGGGAGAAATCTCCGTTGGTGGAATCATTGGTTCAACAGGCGATGTAAATTACGGATTAGATTTTGGTACTGCTTCAGTTGACCCTGCGTCAATTGCTGCTACCACTCGCGGTTCAGTAACATTCACATTGACTGGTGCCAAGACGACCGACATCATTATTGTTAATCCACCATCAGACCTAAATGATGATTTGATTTTCTGTGGTGCTGCTATCTCAGCAGCAGATACAGTTTCAATTTATCTTTACAACCCAACAGCATCAGGAATTAACGACACCGCTCGTACATTTTCTTATGTATGGGTGGATATGTCCGCGTAGTATGAAAGCAAAGATTCTTAAGCGAGTTGTCCATGAAGGAAAGAAACTTCAGCCCGGAGAAATCGCAGACATCAGTGAGTGGCGCAACAAAGGGTCACTTATCTCAGGTCGCTATGTTGAGATTCTTGTTGAACAAGCAGAAGAAACGAAGCCGTCTATCGCGAAGTCTGCGCCAGATGATACGAAAACTCCTGCTAAAATAAAAGAAATTAAATCTGAATAATGGTGAGGGCTTGTTAATTCAAGCCCTTATCTGAAAGTAGGGCGTATGTCTATATCTCACGGAATTGTCACAGTCACTACGGCTGCTACGGCACTCAACGCTTCTCTTGATGGAGGCAAAGATGGCTCTACGCTTTCAGTCCAGAACCCAACAGGTGGCGCAACTGTTTATATTGGTGGAGCAGGAGTAACTACCTCTTCGTATGGATTCGCATTACTAGCAGGAACAACATTTACTGTTGAATTAAATCAGGGCGAAACCCTCTTTGGTGTTGTTGCTTCATCTACTCAGGCAGTAGCAGTTCTCCGACAAGGCGTTTAGTTAGGGGCATAAGTCATGGCTCTAACAGTTGATTTAGAAACAGTTACCCTGACGGGAACTTATGTAGATATTATCGGGAATCCTGTCTCTGGCTCTATTACATTTACGCCTCAGACTATTATCAAAGACACAGACCAAAATCAAATAATTGTAAACAATGTAATTAGCGAGACTCTTGATAGTAATGGTTCATTTAGCGTAGTCCTTCCAGTCACAGATGATTCAGATGTAGTACCTCAGCCTTTTGCCTATTTGGTAGAAGAAGTATTTTCAGGCGGTAGGTCATTTGTAATCACACTTCCTGGAGGTGGTGCTTCTGTGGATATTGCGGATTTATCTCCTGCCGTAAGTGCTGCTGTTGCTGCTAGTTATGTAACCAGTGCGCAATACAATGCTATAAATAATCGTTTAACTACTGCTAATACTGCTTACACACAAGTAACTGCGATTCAAGATAACATTGAGGCTGCTGCGGCTGCTGCGGAAGGTGCTGCGGAGTCAGCCCAGTCTGCCCAAGTGGCTGGTATTAGTCAATTTCTTTTGATGGGGCTATAAATGGCTGAACCATATGTACTTATTGCTCGCCTTACAACTGCGAATACTTTGCTGACCGCACTTGAAACCTCACTTGCGACTATTGATGATGATAGTGATTTAATCTTGGCAGATAAAAATGCTGCTATTGCCTCTGCGGCTGCGGCTGCTGCTTCTGTAAAACAATTCAGTTTTAACTTAATGCTAGGTGGCGCATAATGGCTATTGCCGCAACTGTAACGCTTGTGCCAATTGCTGGGACTTTTAAGAATTATCTTGGTGATGCTATTGCTGGACAAGTTCAGTTCACCCTTTCAGACATGCTTCGTAACTCTTTGTCTGACCAGATGGTAGTTCCTTCAACTGTAGCGGTGACTTTAGACTCAAATGGTTCTTTCAGCACAACACTCCCATCAACTAATGACTCAGACATTATTCCCGAGTTTGAATACACAGTAGAAGAAGCATTTCCTGATGGTCGAACTTATACAATAACTCTTCCTGCTAATACTGTAGGAACACTCAACCTCGCGGATATCTCTCCAGTTCCAACCATTTCAACCAATTTCGTAGGCTTGGTAACAGAAGTTCCGTTTGCTCAATTTGAGGCCAACCTAGTAACCTTCGATGCTTTAATAAATCAAGCAACAAATGAAGTTCCTCTTTCTGGCGAGTACTGGTATATCCCTGCTGCCTACGCCACATATACTGAAGTCAATGCCGCATTTGCGACATACACATTATTGAACGCTGGTACTTACCCAGTATCAGGTTCAGATTTAACAGACGAAGTTGCGGAAGCGGACGCGTCAGCGAGTTCCGCAGCCTCATCTGCTAGTTCAGTTGCTACAATAGCGTCTGGGCGTTTTCACCCGCTTTTGTTAATAGGAGGATAAATGGCAACATCATATAAGGTGCTTGCTCAACAGGCGACAACTACATCTTTAGCAAGTATGTATACCGTACCTGCCGCGAC